CTTACATTGAGGATCAATTTAAAACTGGCCAATGGATCAAGATAGATTATGCCAGCTATATAATAGGCCTCGAGGCTGTATATTCTAATTTTTCGCAATATAACGTATTGCACAATCTACACGAATCGACAGCCGATCCCTTGCTTGTCGCATACTATCCCTCAATCGATCACATGAGAAAAGGCCGAGAAGTAAGAACAAAACTCGGAAAGTATCTTAAAACGTATCAGATCGAATTCGGGTTATCTGATGCACAGATTAAAAGTATAGTCGAACAGCACAATACTATGATCGAGGCAAGGGCTGGCTGGACTGTGAAATTTATCGGCTCGAATGATCCTCAAGGCTGGCACAATGTCTATGCGAATTGCACCTATCGCTCATGTATGAGTGATGTAAAGGGAAAGGCTGACGATTGGATCAAACAATATGCACATGATCGATCCGTTTTAAGACTTGCTTTCATTCAGTCGGGCGATAATATCGTGGCTCGCTGTATTGTGAGAGAGGATTTAAAAGAATGGATACGAGTTTATCCCGATCCTAACGGCTACAGTGAGGGTAATTTCCTCAAGTCATACTTGCAAAATATGGGTTATAAGCATGGAACATTAATCGATACTCTAATCACAACGAGCCGACATGATGACGGCGGATATGTTGCACCATATATCGATCGAGGCTCGAATAATGATTTTCCTCAAGGTGTAATCGAAAAGAATGGCGATCAATTATATATTCGGATTGTAGGGGACGGCGATTTCGATCTTACATATACGAATGGACGCACAGAAGAGGAAGAGGAAGAATATCACTGTGAATGTTGCGACGGATATTTTGCCGAGGACGACATGGACGGCGATATTTGCCGTGATTGTGTTGATGAATATACGTCGGCACGTAGTCGCAACGGAAATGATGCATGGATTAATAATAATGATGTGATCTGGGTTGGCGATTATGCTTATGATCCCGATTATCTCGAGGATAATAATATTTATTATGATGAGTATAACGGCGAGTATTATCATTTAGATGATCTCGTTTCTACTTCTCGAGGATACGTGCATCACCATGATTGTATGTTATTGGATCACGAGGACAGCGAGGGAAATTCTCATGCTGTAGATGATGACGCTCACGAATTATCGAATGGCAAAATATGTCATAGAGATGATGCCGAATCACTCGAGGCTGAATTATCAGAAAGCGAGGCCACAAGTGAATAAACTTCTCGACATAATGACATATCGCCGTGAGCATGATTCAAAAGGTGAACAGGCTTTTATTAAGAAATATCTTAAAGGCTTTAATCCTATTAAGAATAAGGCTGGCGAAATTCTCGCTTATTCTTACGAAGTTAAAAAGAAAAGCAAGCATAACATTTTATGGTCATGTCATATCGACACAATGCACAGATCGGATCCAAATACTATTAAGCAAGATGTCTATTTAGATCAATTTGATGTTGCTTTTGTTGATGATAAAGACGACTGTTTAGGTGCTGATAATGGTGCTGGTGTATTCTTAATGCTGGAAATGATCGAGGCTCGTATCGCTGGGACTTATGTATTTCATAGAGGCGAGGAAAAGGGTTGCTGGGGATCATCACAGATCGCCAGCGATCACGAGGATTTTCTCAAGACTTTCACTCATGCGATCGCCTTTGATCGTAAAGGCACAACGTCGATCATCACTCACCAATCGGGATCGAGAGCCTGTAGTGATAAAGTCGGCCTACAGCTTGCCTCTCTATTTGGTATGAATTACAGGCTGGACGATACAGGCGTATATACCGACACAGCCGAATATACCCATTTAATCCCCGAGTGTTTAAATATCTCAATAGGATATGCCAACGAACACACGAGCAAGGAATCGCTCAACGTGGCTCACGTTTTAACACTCAGAGGCAAGATCTTGTCTATCCCGTGGGGTAGTATCGCCCTCGCTGTAGATCGCAAGCCCGAGCCTAAATATAGTCGTTATGGCCAGTATAATTTTGATTATGGCCTCGCTTATGATGACTTACTTTATATGAATGGCGATCAGATTAAGAAATGGGCTAAAACGGCCAGCCCTCAAGAGATAACATATCTCATACAGGATCTAGTATCGCAGATTAGCTATTATGAGGAAGGCTATCAAATGGCATACGACGATCCGAATCAAGAAATCCCGTTTTAAGACTTGCATAGAGATATCGAGCCGTGTTAATATCATGGCTCAATATCTTTTTTTTAATCCATGATAGGACATAAGAACATGAAGTTTATAGCATATTATCGAGTAAGCACCGACAAGCAAGGCCAATCTGGACTAGGCCTCGAGGCTCAAAAACAAATTTGCTTTTCATACGCCCAGCAACAAGGCGACGAGATCGTTACAGAACTCACCGACATAGAATCTGGCAGTCAAAATGATCGTGTCAATTTAATTGTAGCCCTTGACATGCTGAAAAATGATCGCAGTTGTAAATTATTGGTAGCCAAACAATGCCGTCTTACAAGATCCGTTGCATTGATGTCAAAGCTATTGGAAGAATTACCGCCCAATAGTATCGTTGTAGCTGAAAGCCCTCAAGCATCTATATTTGAATTACATATTAGAGCTGTATTAAATGAGGAAACAAGGCGACAGATCTCAATCAATACAAAGAACGCATTACAGGCCGCCAAAGCCCGTGGCATCAAGCTAGGTGCGCCACCTAAAGACATTAAAAGAATTTCCCAATCTGGTGGTGATGCAACAAGGCGCAAGGCCGCAGAGTTTGCACTTGGTATGGTTGAAGTTATACAGATTATTAAGGGTAGGAATCATTGCTTTGATGCAGAGAAGTATGCAGAAGATCTCAACGCATTAGGCATATTGACTTACCAGCGTAAGAAGTGGAGCAAAGGTAGTGTGTATCGTTTAATGAATAACATTCATAAATTAAATAAGGACATCAATATATGGTAGGAAAATTAACACCTAATGACGTTTTATCATGCAGTAGACTCCCGGCCGTGCTAGGTTTCAGCAAGTATCGGACAGCCAATGATGAGTTAAAAGTATCTATTGATTCATTGCATGGCAAAGAGCCAGAGTTTATTACCAACGAGGCTATGGACTGGGGCAATAAGCTAGAGCAAACAATTCTGGCCGAGTCGGCAACAAGGCTCGGACTTGAATCGTATGATTTAGAACACGATAAAGCATACTTTCATCGCGACATTCCACTAGCTTGCAGTCTTGACGGCACAGCCAAAGGTAATGATTCTGTTATTTACACAGACGTCGATAAGGGTATTTATGTTATGAATAAAGACTTTATCAAGTTAAGTGGCACAGGCATACTTGAAGCCAAGCTAACAGGCCAAGAAGTTGAAAACACACCAGCAGTTTATCGTGGCGTAATTCAATTACAAGGTCAGATGGACATCATGGAAGCCTCATGGGGCGCGCTTTGCGTGTTATACAAGGGAACTCAGTTAAGAATATTCCTATATGAGTATAATGAAGATCAAGTCAATATGGTGCGTCAAGCTGCCATGGAGTTCAATGAGAAGATAGAAAAGTATAAGCGTGATTCTGAGATTGATTGGTATCCATTAGCAACAAGTGCAGAAGCAACAAGGATCTTTGACCATGCAGAAAAAGAAGTGATTGAGATTCCAGAGATTGAAATACAAGCTGAGAAGATCATTACTTTAAGAGAAGCTATTGCAGAAGCAGAAGAAGCTATTGATAGATTACAGCGCAACATTATGGATCAGATGCGCGATAAAGAGATATGTCATGCGGGTCGTTACAAGATCTCATGGCCTATGCGTCAGTATAAAGCACAGCCAGCAAAAACTGTGCCAGCAAAAGAAGGTTATGTTATTCGTCAATCTAAACTATCTATAAGGGATCGTATATGAAAGATTTGATTTGTGCATTATGGGGGTTAGGTATTTGTGGTGGACTCCTATTGTTAATGGTAATAGTAGCAGTAATATGGGCAGAGATTAATCTCAAGAAGAATGAGTCATTTTTTGAAAAGGATAAATAAACATGAAAGTTATAGCAGCAGCCTTTGTAAAGGCACAAAAAGAGTTTGCACCAGCATTAAAGACAGCAACAAACCCTCACTTTAGATCTAAGTATGTAGCTTTAGATGGCTGTATTGAGGCCGTGCTTGATGCGTTAAACAACAATGGCATAGCATTGATTCAACAAACTCACGACTGTGAGAGTGGTATTCGCATTGAAACGATCCTATTGCATGAGTCTGGTGAGCAGTTAAGTGGTGGCATCTTACATGTGCCAGCACCTAAGCAAGATCCTCAAGGGTATGGTAGTGCATTGACATATGCCCGTAGATATAGCCTTATGGCTACTTGTGGCATAGCCCCAGAGGATGATGATGGTAATTTAGCTACAGAAAGGTCTGGCAGTGTTGCAAAAAAGCCACAAACTAACGCTTTATCCTTCTTTATTCCGGGTAAAGATGCAATTAGTTGCCCAGATCTATTGACATGGGAGAAGAATTTTGATGCAATGTCAGAACAGCTAGTTAATTCTAGCCTTCCAACAGAGGATAAAGTAGCAAAACTCAAAGCACTAATCGACGTAAACTTACCGACATTAGACCGCTTACCCGTAGATAAGAAGGTTCTATACATAGGCAGACAAGCCACTAGGATCAACAGAACGAAAGGATAATAATGAAACCAGTTAAGACAGACTTCAATGCTTTTGAATGGCGTTTTCCACGCTCATTTAAAGAAGTTAATGGATATGAATACGAAGTGAATTTAGAGTCGCCCAAAGAAAAAAGGCAACGCGTATGGAGAGCAACAAAGATCTCCGCAAGCATTGCCCTTGGCCTTATGGCTTGGCTTACTTATTCATTACATACATTGTAACTTCAAAGCCGAAACGCATTTCAGTTGCTGATGGTTTTGTCCACATAGTTTGCTCCCTGTTTATGACATACAAAATTGTTTGTCTAGCAAATTATGCGTATTTTGCAACACAAAGTATATAAGCAAAAACATTAAACATACCTAATGAAAGGAAATTTATGTTAGATGCAGAAGATCAAGCGGTATTAGACACAACAGACTTATATCGGTTCACTCCGGAAGGTAAGTTATTTATAGCATTATTTTCAAGTGCTATGCATGATGCAATAAGTAATAAATGCACTATGATTGAACGTGCAAATGCAATTAGTTTTTTAACTAGAGAGCCACAGGATTTACGAGATATATGTTTGTCTATTGCTGGCTATCATAAAGACTATGTAAAAAGAAAGTTGATGCAGAGTCTTGGAATTAAAGAGTTTTTCACTTTACAGGGCAAGATAAAATGATAAGTGCAGCAATGATGTGTATGGCATTAACGATTGCTCACGAAGCTGGTGCAGAGCCAGTTAGTGGGCAAGTGGCAGTGGGTTACGTTTTGTATCGCAGAGCTAACTATGACCGCAACAAAGTATGTCTTGAAGTTTATAGGCCATACCAATTTGAATGGACTACCAAGCCAAAAGATTATGACATGCAGAAGTTGCGACCATATCTAGATTTAGCTGAAAAAATTCTAAACAAAAAGATCAAAGATACAAGTAAGGGCAGCACACATTTTCATAGCGTAGCTTTACCTAACCAGTGGGGCAAGCCTATAAAAGTAGTTATTAACAATCATATATTCTATTAAGGAGAAACCTATGGAACTAACAGAGCAAGAAGATAATTTTCAATTATGGCAAGACACAATAAAAGACCATCACCCAGATATTAAATTAGATCAAAACTTTATTGCATTACTTAGAGATACATTTATGGCTGGTTATTGGGCTGGATCTACTGGAATCGATATGGAAGCTATTGCAGAGGGCTATGACCCACAAATGCATTAAGTTGATATGATGGTATAGGTGACTTGCAGATCGTTCGTTATAGAGCGATTCTGTGGGTCATTTTTAGTGTAATTGCGTTGGTTTTGGTGTGACTATGGACATTTCCATATATTGAGCATAGATAAGTATAAAATCATCTTCATTTTCACTGAAAAAAATTCTAACGATAGTTTCGTTATCTTCCTCA